GTGGCTAGTGCTATTGTAAATGGATCCATAATAATACTCAATCGTATCCTGTAATATTACCATTTTACTTAGTCTTTATCAACTCATCAGCAAAACATCCTCTGTACTGATGTTCGCCAACATGTGAGATTCTATCTGTAACCAAGGCATAACATTTACCGCCTATATCTTTCCATCTTTTACAAAAAGCAAAATCCTCTCCCATATAAGTTTTATTGACAGGGTCAAACCATGTATCAAAAAGATTATAAAAATAAGGCCTGTTTATCATTTCACCATTGATGACAGTTTTTTGTACTATCTCCATTTCAGGGTAAGCTTTAATCATTTTCTCTATTACTTGTTTTTTAATTAACATACATCCAGTTGGTGAGTGAGTTACTTCAATAACACCATCATCAACCCTTATATTATTTTCTTCTTTTACTTTCATGGGGTATCTATACAAACCTTTAAAGCTTAAATCTTTTGCGTTTTTAATTTCTCCAGCTTGTATTCTTTGCCATGCTTTATCCCAGTTTAAATCTTTTAATGGATAAGGAACAGATATTACTTCTTTATCTGATGCAATCATTTTAAATATAGACTGTGCTTGAAAATCAATGTCAGAATCAATAAACAACATATGAGTGTGGCCACTTTCCATAAAACTAGACACACATAAATTTCTTCCTTGCGTAACTAATGAAGACTTCATTATTTGAAAAGAAACCAAAACATTGTTTTTCATACACTGTTTTTGAAAATCTAAACAAGCTTGAAAGTAATGAATTGACACCTCGCTATGACAAGGTGTTGCAACAAAAATAGAAAATTTTTTAGGGTCTTTATCTCCTGTAGGTGTTTCTTCTCCTGGTTTATCAAACCAAATAGGTTTACTAGGATCTTGCATTTAATACTCCTTGTAAAAAGTTAGTCCAATGACTAGCTATAATTTTCCAATTATAAAAATGATTAAAGAAATCTTGTTGAAATTTTAAGTGTGTATGGCAGCCTTCATCATTTACTTGATTAGGTATGCTTTCTATAACGGCTGCAAATTGTCTAGCTAAATTTTCAAAGTTTGTATCCATAGGTATGTATATAGGAAACTCAGAACATGTTTCATATAATGCACCATTGTCTGTTGTAGCCATATATAAACCACAGGCTAAAGCTTCAATAGCAGATATACAAGATGTTTCTTCCCACACATTAGGATAAATAAAAGCATCATAGGTATGTAAATTTTCTAATATATATTTATTTGGTTTGTATCCAATATAATTTACATTAGGTAGTGTTTTAGCTTGATCATACAAAGGCTTGTAAATATGATCGTTTTCTTTTTTAAAATCATTTCCATACACTTGAGTGCTACTGTATACATCTAATTCTATATTAGTATTTTTAACTAGTTGCATTGCTCCTAATAAAACAGACAATCCTCTCCATGGAGTAGGATGATATATTAATTTAATTTTTTCTCTTTTTGGCTTAGGGTCTCTTTGTTTTATATCAGTAATACCATTTTTAATCACTGTGCATTTTTCATGTGGAATATCAAAAGTCTTTCTCCATTGTTCATAGCTCCAGTGACTATTAAAAACATAATAATCATATTGTTTTATTTGTTCAGGGTTTTTAAAAAACTCTTGAAAATGAGGTTGGTCGGGAGCCATTTTTTGCCAAAGTATATTTATTTTATCTTTAGACAAAGGAACTTTACCTGGAACCGATGTACAGATTTGAAACTTATCTAGTAAGTCTTTAGACACATATTGTTCTAAAAAATTGTGTTGTAGCTCTGTGCCACCTAAAGGATTCATTTTTTTGTTTTACTAAAAATTGGAAGATCAGGAACTTCTACTATAATATCTGTAGCTAAATCTTCTTTAGGATGTTGTTTAAGAAAAGCTTCTTCATTTTCGTACTTTTCTCCAGTTTTTTTACTTCTATAAATAGTTTTTGTTTCGCATTTAATTTTTTGATATACAGTCATTGTATTTAATTACAATATATTAACGTCCCTGTCCACGATATTTTTTTGGATGTTTTCTCCCTGGTCCACATTTTTTTCTTATCCTACCAGGTCTTTTTTTATGCGTTCGTTTGTGATAATTACTAACTCCGTAAAGGGGTTTCTTTTTAGCCATTTTCTTGCGATCTATCTATTTGTGCATAAGATATTATACCTTGTATTTCATTAGCCGTTCCTGCTGTCATTTTTAAGATATCTCCACCTTCTAAAATAAGTGTTTGAGTAATAATATTAGAAACTGTATTAGCCGCTATAGCTTTCCTTGATATAGAAAAAGTAGCTGAAGCAGATGTATCAGTAACTTGAACGGATAGGTTTACAGGATTTCCACTTGAATTATCAACTTGTATTTGTTTTAGTATAAAAGTAGCACTTGTTGGACAAGATAAAACAGATGTCGTACCTGTAGTAGATAAATTAATTCCTTGATTTTTATATTGTATTGTCATGATAAAAAATAAGTAAACGCATCTTGTTTGTTTTTTATATCATTCTCATATGAGAAGTTCAACTGAGACTGAAGAGTTCTAAGTGCTTGAAGCACTTGTCTTTGATCTTCCTCAAAGTATTCAGATTTTGGTTCAGGTATTTGAATTATAATTTTTGCCATTATCTTCTACCGCTAGGCCTTACATCAAACCTAAATGTGCCGTATCTCCAACTTTCATTAAGGTTTTCATTTTCTATCTGCACCGCAGCTAATCTTCCTCTAGCTCTTGTATCTACTTTAGATGTGCTTGAGGATACTGTAAAAGGACCTAGTGGACTTGAAGAAGCTGATGTGCCTTGTGGAAACTCATTTAAAAATATAGTCACTTTTGCATTACCTTCAATACGTTTAAAGTCTGGTAAAAATCTTCTTATACTCATTAAAAACTCACCGTCTCCTGGCACACCTGCATTACCATTTAAATCAAATTCTCCTGATTTAATAAATGAAGGTATAGCTGTTGTTGTACCATCTCCATTTTCTTGGTTTACTCCAACCTCATGTCCATAATAAATAGAAGCACCATTTGATACTCCACTTACAATTGGAAAAGTTGGTGTGTTAGAAGCATTATAGTCTGTTGCATAAGGAACCTCATAAACAGTTGATCCCACCCACGTAGATCTATCTAATGTCCCTGTTGTCCATACACCTTCATCAAAATTATAAGTCACTACTCTATCAACAACAGAAGAAGCTGCAGAAGGATAGAACCAATTTATTTCTGAATATAGTTCATTAATACCAGCAAACACTAATTGTCCTGAATTATAATTTATTCCAGGATTATTGCCATCAGTTGTAAACACAAAATCTTCTACTAAACATGGTAGTGATTTAACAGTACCATCGTAAACATAAAAGCCTCCAGTTTTACCCATCCAAAAAACAGCACCGTTTGCAAAAGATCCTGCGTGTTGACCTAACAAACCATTGTTAGATCCTACTTTTCTAATACTAAATGTAAATGGTGGTCCAACAAATTGCATTTCATATGCAGCAGTATCTGTTAAAACTAAAATATAATCTTTACCTTTAATAGCTCCTACTATTCTTGTACCATCATCTAATCTAAATGTTCCTGCGGTGTTCGTTGATGTGGGCTCATAGTCAGATAAACTTTCTTGATCAGAAAATCTTATAAACATTTTGTCTTGTGTGGATGCGTTACCAATAGTTGTTTCTGTACCAAGGTGAAATAAATGTCTGTCTCTATCAGACACTAATGTCATTATTGATTTAGTGGGCATACCACTTCCTATAGTAGCTCTGGTTTGTAACGCATTTACATCAGCTGGATTCCAAGTAAAGGTTTGTCCATTGTGTACTGTAGCTATTAATATGTTTCCGTAATTATCTAATGCCCAGTTTGCTGGTTCGACAGTAACTGTGGTTGCAGAAGAAGCCTCTCCCCAACCTACAAAATCTGTAATGTCAGTTACAGTTGAACCATTAGCATGTTCAGCTGCAGTTGTGCCGTTGATAGCTCGAGTAATCCCACTGATTGTGTTCGTGCCAGTGGTGTTTGTTGTATATTCCATGTCTTCAGAACCTATTCTTAATTTACCGTTCGTTAAAGGTAAACTTGCTGTGCTTGTAAGTACCACTGATGTTGCGCCAACAAGCATAACTCCGCTATTGTTTATTGTTGTTGTTGAGGATGCAACTGGTCTACCTCCAAAATTAAAGGTACCCCAACCAAAACCGTATGTTTGATTTAAAGGACCAACAGGAGTGTAAGGATTTACATCTAAAGTACCATCAGTTGTAACACCTGATTTACTTTCAGCCGAAGGCATTGTTATTGTAAATGTTTTAGTTGTAGGTACTGATTGTACCTCAAATAATTTATCATCAAAATCAGTTGCTGTGTAAACTGTATTAGCACCAGTGAAAGATCCAGCGTTTGCAAAAGTTGTTATTTCGCCTACTTCTAGATTGTGAGAACCACTTGTAGTAATAGTTACTGTTGCTGATCCGTTGGTCGTTGTTATGTTAGCTCCAGTAGAAAAATTAGTTGTCTCTAAAGGAGTAATATCATAAAAAGCACCTTCATAATAAATAATTAAAACCTTATCGGTCCCTATTGCTGCGTATCTTTTACCTTCAGTATCCGCCCAAACATGTTGAGCTCTAGCTGCACCAACTAATTCTTTATCAACTAACGCTGTCCAACCACCTATTTTTTCAGGTTCCCCGTATCTAAATCTTACATTATCACCATCAACCCAACGACCTTCTGCGTCTGCTGGTGTTGATTGTTTATCAAATCCTGGTGCTATCTTTACTTTTGATAATGGCATAGTTTATTCTCTTTATAATAACTGATTATTATAGTATATAGTATATTTTATAATATGACTATAATGAAAGCAAGAATCGTTTGGTTTCCAGAACTGTTGACCTATATCGATTATGACTATCTAGAAGACTCTGTTTCTTGGGATCAAGAACAAGATCATTTAGCAAACGTCAGAAAATATTTAAAAGAAGATGGGCTGCTTTTTCCAGCTATCATAGCCTTTAATCATAACCACAATAAATATGAAATACACGGAGGACACTTTAGATTTAAAGCCGCTAAAGAATTAGGATATGATGGATTAGAAGCTTATAAAGTCTCTCATCCTAGAGATGTTCTTTATTTGACAGAGTTTAATCAAACGTGTTACAAACATTACTTAGAGCTGAAAAGGATAAAAGAAAATCATAGACCTAATATTAAATTTATATGAGTTACGAATCTTTAGAAGAAGCTACAAAATACCACCAACAAAACGCAGATTTTTGGACAGGGGAATCTTTAGCTGAGTATAAGTACGATGTTTGGACTATTGTAAAAGAAAAAAAAGTTACTAAAATTTTAGATTATGGTTGTGGTAAAGCTAAGTTCCATGCCCTTCTTTTTAATACCAAAAATACACCAGGCGCTCCTATGGGTATTAGCATAGCTAAATACGACCCTGCTTATATACCTTATTCTGTAAAACCAAAAGGGGACTTCGAATTAGTTCTTTGTACTGATGTTATGGAGCACGTTCAAGAAGATAAAGTAGACGAAGTTTTAAAAGATATATTTGATTCTGGCCCTTACATATTTATGACAATAACTTGTTATGCAGCTACTCAAGTTTTATTAAATGGTAAAAATGCACATTATACTATTAAACCACCAGAGTGGTGGAAAGAAAAATTAAAACTTTATGATGGAAGATACACGGTCATCTTTCAAACTAAGCCAGAAAGAGGAGGGGATGTTGTTAATAAAGAACCTTGGAATCCAAATGCAAAAACATTAGAAAAATTAGATAGGGTTTTAAGACAAGGGAAAACAGATAAAACATTAGATGAAAGTCAAAAAGAAAAAGCAAAACTTATATATAATGTATGAGTTTAGAAAAAGAGGTGATGTTTAAAACAATAGACACCCTAAATAAAAGTAAAATAGGAAGTACCTTAAAATTTAAAAATATAGAATACTATAAAAAGCTATATATTATTATGCCTATTATATTAAAGTATTGGGGATTTGTTTTTAAAGATAGAGAAAATAATTTCTTAGAAAGAAAAGATTTATATATAAAAGCCTGCACATTCAGAAGTATAAAATTTACAAGGAAAGCGTTAACAATAGCTATCGATCATATATGTAAGAATGAAAAATTTACTTATGATAAATTTCCTTTACGTAGAAAAAATTTTCCTAATATGGAATTAGTTAGTTTAATGGCAAGATTTTTTAATTATAAAGTAACTAAAGAAAGTCTAAGGGTATGGATATATGAACCTTCCAAATAAATTTTTAAAAGTAGATAGATTTTCTACACCTATTTGGCATGTTACAGATCCTGTATCTAGACAAGATGTAGAAGATGTTTTTGATAAAGTTATGGGATACCACGTTTATCAATCAGCTTTAAATGAAAGAAAAGAGCTACACTTTTTTTGGAATTACATAAAAGATAAATCAAAACAATTTTTACAAGAAATGGGAGCGGTAATTCCTCAACATAAAATGTTATTAATAAGTTGTCATGCGTTAAGAGGAACAGCTAAAGAACTTTCAATAATGAGCACCGTTCCTCACACACACCCTGAAAGTCATATTAGTGGTATTTATTTTGTGTCGGGAGATCCTAATTTAAATGGCGTTACATTTATTGACCCAAGAGCAGGGCACATGTGTAATGCTCTTCCTTGTGGACCAGGGTATACTCAAACACATATAGAATATACATACAAAGCAACGCCAGGAACTTTTATTTTTTTCCCATCGTATTTACTACATCAAATTATACATAGGGATTTTACTAAAAACTGTAAATATATACACTTTAATTGTAGAGCTAATTTAAATGGCTATACTATTCCACCAGAAGAAAAAATACTACTTCATTAATATGAACATAACTGATGCAATTTTAGAATTTAATAATATCTTTTCTAAAGATTTATGTAAAAAAATAATTGAATACACTGATCACAGAGCAGTAAATAAATTACATACTTTTGGTAAAACAGATAGAAGACAAGTTTTTGGTCAATCTTTAGATGATAGAAATATTAGTGATAAAATATATTTTAAATTAATACAAAGAGAAATAACAAAAATTTATCCTTTATATAAAGCAAGGTTTCCTTATGTAGTTACTAATACAATAAACCAAATAGATATTTTAAAGTACCCTGTTAACCATCATTATGGTGTGCACACAGATCACTTTTCTTTTGGTCAAAGAACTTTAAGTATAATTGTTAATTTAAATGAAGGTTACGAAGGCGGTGATTTAGTTTTCTATAATCCTTCTTCTCCTGAAAAGCCTGATATGAGTAAGAATGAGATGAAAAGAATAAAACTTAAAATGGGTGGTATAGTTTTTTTTCCAAGTATTTTTTTATACCCACATTCCATACAACCTGTAACAAAGGGAGTGAGATATAGTTTAGTCTCATGGTTAGTATAATGAAAAATAATATTAGAAAATTTAAATATAAAGTAATTAAAAATTTTTTTACAAAAGAAGAGCTAAGTTTTTTAAAGGTGTATTGTGAAAATAAAATTAGTGATGATGATTTTAGCTTAGGTGATCAGTCGCCTTTTACACCTTCTTGGTACAAAGATACCGCAATGAATAGCCTAGCTAAACTTAAGAAAGAATTAATAGAAAAAGAAACAGGGTTAAGTTTATTTGAAACATATACTTTTTGGAGAGCCTACATGTACGGATCAATATTAAAAGATCACACAGATAGAAAGTCTTGTGAGATAAGTGTTACTGCAAATATAGATCATTCAGAACCTTGGCCTATACATATGGAAAACCACTGGATTAAACTAGAGCCTGGTGATGCTATTGTTTACTTGGGTTGTGAATTAAAACATGGTAGAAAACCTTTTAAAGGAGAATATAACTATCAAGTTTTTATGCATTTTGTAGATCAACACGGACCTTACAAAGATTTTAAAGGAGATTTTTATGCAGGAGCGTAAAGCAACATTAACAAAAGATTTTATAGGTATCTATGATGGATATATTATAGATCAAGAATGTGAAAACGTCATAGACTTCTATAAAAAAGAAAATGAATTAAAACACACTTTTTCTAGAGTACAATCAGAAAACGCTGCTGGAACCTCAAAATCAGATACACATCTTTTTTTAAATTCTAGTAATGTTTATACTTGGCAATCAAATCTAAAAGTTTTTATGGCTAATTTTGATATGGCTATGAGAGATTATATTCAAAAAATTGATCTTAAAATTTTAAGTGGTTGTGACGTAGAATACACAACTATGAAAATACAAAAAACATTACCAGGACAAGGGTACCACGACTGGCATATAGAACATGGTCCAGGATTTGATAATGCGTCACGTTGTTTAGTTTGGGCAGTTTATTTAAACAATGTTGAAGACGGAGGAGAGACAGAATTCTTACATTTATCTGAAAGAGTTAAAGCTGTGAAAGGTAGAATTGTTATTTGGCCTGCAGGATTTCCTTACGTACACAGAGGTAATCCACCTCTTTCTGGTGAAAAATATATAATTACATCTTGGATGATGTTACCTAATAGAATTTCTTAAGCAGAAGTGTAAGAAGTTGGTCTTGCACCTAATCTAGCAACTTTAGCTTCCACAGTCTCTTCTGCTTCAATCTCACCAGCTTGTTCGTGGTCAGGACCATAGTATGTGTGATTAGTGTTAGCATCCCAGTCTGCTTGTGTACTAGCTAAATGAGCAGCGTCCCATCTAACAATAAAGTTATTTCTAAAATCTCCTAGAGTAGCTTGATCGTACTCAGAGTGTGGAGTTGAATCTCTATGCTCAACTTGATCATTATCGGTATTATCATCAGTAAATTGAATTGCATGAATGTTGCTCCATTTTGGATCTGACCAAAATGCGTCATCATTTATTTCATAAACCCCTGGGTTAGCAGATGTATACTCTTCTGTTTTTTTAAGAACTTTTTTATCGTCAAAAATTACTGTCCAAATACCATGTTTCGTCATAAATTATCTCCTAAGTCTTTATTATGTATACCACAGCCACATATGGTTGTAAAGTAGAAGTGGAATCCCCTGTAAAATTCGCTGACATATTATGTGAATGTCCGCCACCTCCTCCTGTTCCACCTGAAGAAGTGTTTGTTACTCTTGGTTGTGTTTGAGAAGCACAGTTAACTATACCACCTCCTCTAGTACCAGCAGAGTGCGAGTGACTAGCTATTTCGGGTGTAGACAAAGTATGTGAAGCAGTATTTCCTCCTACGTTTCCTGTAGATTGTACTGTTGCTGCTCCTCCACTTGAAGCTAGAGCTTTTGCATTTGATCTACCCATAACACATTTATCTTTTAAGTCTGGAACGTTAAAAGTAGTTGAACCGTTCCCTGAACCATAAGTAGTTCCTATGACTGCAAATAATGCAGAGTAAGTTGATCTACTTACTGCAGCGCCACTACAATCTAAAAATCCACTAGGTATACTAGAATCAGACCAAGGTAAAACAGTCCCTGTAGAAACAGAAGTTACCCCTGTTAAATTTTCTCCATCAAATGCGTATTTTGTTGCTTCGTAATTTGCCATAATAATCCTAAGTTTTTATAATATATAACAACGTCAAGTATGGTTGTAATACTGAAGTTGAGTCTCCTGTAAAAGTTGCTGACATATTGTGAGAGTGACCTCCGCCACCTCCTGTTGATCCAGTATTTCCTGGTGAATATTGTCCTGGCGGTTGACCTCCACAGTTTAATGCTAAACAAGCCTGAGCAGCACTGTTTGAGTGAGAGTGACTAGGTAATTCAGGTGTTGTTACAGTGTGAGCTGCTGTTGATCCTGCTACGTTACCTGTTGTTTGAACTGTGTTAGCTCCACCCGTTGACGCTAAAGCTTTTGCGTTTGATCTACCTAAACCAATATTATTTTTTAAGTTAGGTATATTAAAAGTAGTTGAACCATTTCCAGATCCATAAGTAGTTCCTACAATTGCGAATAAAGCAGAATAAGTTGATCTTGAAACAGCCGCTCCGTTACATTCTAAATAACCTGTGGGTAAAGAACCATCTGACCAAGGTATAATAGTTGCAGTTGGAACAGTGACAATACCTGTAACACTTCCTGCGTTGTAGTTATATTTTGTTGCTTCGTAATTTGCCATATTTCTCCTAAATCTTAATTATATACATTAAAGCTATGTAAGGTTGAACAACTGCAGTTGCATCACCTGAAAAGTTAGCTGACATATTATGTGAATGTCCTCCACCTCCTCCTGCACTTCCTGTATTTGTAGGGTTTGCTAATCTACCTGATTGTGATCCACAACATAAATAAGCACCACTTGGTTTTATAGTTGGGTGTGAATGTGGAGACATCTCTGGTGTTGTTAAAGTGTGAGCTGCTGTTGATCCAGCTATGTTTCCTGTTGAGGAAACTGTATTAGCTCCTCCTGTTGAAGCTAAAGCTTTTGTATTTGATTTACCAAGAGGTACATCATTTTTTAAATCAGGTAAATTAAAAGTTGTAGATCCATTACCTGATCCGTAAGTCGTACCTATTACTGCAAATAGTGCAGCGTAAGCTGATCTTGCAACAGCTGCTCCAGTGCATTCTAGAAAACCAGATGGAGCAGTAGTGTCTGACCAAGGCACAATCGTACCTGTGGAAAACCCTTGTATCCCTGTGATGGCAGCACCATCAAAATCATATCTAGTTGCTTCGTAGTTGGCCATGGATTATTTCTCCTTATATGTCCAGCCAGTAGTAGCGTCTCCTGAAAATATTAATGTGAAGCCAGCGCCTTGTGTATTTACAACAAGGTCAGCTGCTGCGTTTGCTATATTAGAACTATTTCTTCCTACAGTTAACGCGTTAGTTTGAAAATCGTAACCCTGGTCTATAAAAGATACTTCATCACCAGTAGCAGGTGATGCGGGTAATGTAACTGTTACTGCTCCACCATTTGTATTTACTAAGAGTTGAGCGCCAGCTTGAACTGTTTCACTAGCTGTAATTACTCTCCATTTTCTGTATTCGTTTTGTTTTACTATGTTTGTTCCATCAGCATATAACGTGTAACAGTTTCCTTCGCATAAAAGAACACCTGTACCTGATGCTGTTTTGAAAGTTAAAGTGTTTCCAGCATGATCAGTGCCATCAACAATATTGTAAACTTTTTCAATTGAATCTGGAACAGTTACCACTCTTGTTCCAGCTAAAGTTCCTGTAAGTTTTATTACAGCGTTTCTAGCGTTTGCGATTTGTCCATCAGTCATCACTAGAGTTAAGTTTGCTGATGCAGCACTAATAGCTTCATAACCTGCAACAGCTTGTTGTACTAAATTTAAATTTGTATTAGTTTTATCACCCCATGTACCAGCGTTTTCGCCAGTCACCATTAATTCTAGAGCTAAATCTGTTGAATAACTTGATGCCATATATCTCCTATTTTAACAAAATTATGCTGCGCGATCAACTGTAGTCCAAGTATTATTTACGCCAGGATTGATCTCGCTCCATGCGGTAATATTAACTGTTCCAATACTAGCAGTCAAGCCTATGCCAGAGGTAGATGCAATAGCACTACCCGTAACTGTAACAGAACCAATTGATCCATTTAATAATCCTGCTGTTGTTACTGGATATACAGAAACTGGAATTACTGTTCCTATAGATGTTGTAGCGGATTGACCTGTAGCTGTTTCATTAGTTGATTGTACTAAACTTATACTACCAAGTGATAATGTAGCTGATATTCCAGTGACATCTACCGCTATTAAAGGTTCAGGTATAACTGCTGCAACACTTGAAGATAGACTTTGACCAGATACACTTTCTTTTGTAGACTGTTCTAATGATTGATTACCTAAACTTAAACTTAATGCATTTTCAGATGCAAAAATTGTTAAGTCATTATCAATTCTTAATGAGCTTATTCCTTGAGTAATAGTAAGTAAATCTAATCCAGTTACAGGAACAGTTCCGTCAGTAAATCCAACTGCAGCCCCTTGAGATACAGACATGGATTGCCCTTGAGCTTGTACGCTAAAAGCATCTCCCCAAGCTCTGTTGCCCCAAGTTCCTCTACCCCAACCTTTTTCAGTTAAAAATTGTTCATCTATCGTTACTGATCCAATATTAGTACCTGCGCTGATACCCGTAACAGTAACATCTGAGTTACCAACTCCTTGTGCTGCTCCTGCAGAAACATTTAAAGTTTGTCCTGCTGCTTGCTGCTCTGTTCCAATTTCTATGGTAGTAGTTCCTTGAGAAGATGTTAAGCTTTGACCAGCTGCAACAATTGAAGAACCAAATTTAGCAGTTACCGATCCAATGCTTGTAGACATTGATTGACCTGTAACAACTACATCACCGCCTACACCCCAACCGTTTTCGCCCCAAGTTAATCTTCCCCAACCCTCATTTACTTCTGCAGAAGGTTCTAAAGTTACACCTTGTGAAAGTGTTGCGCTAAGTCCTGTTACTGAAAAAATAGTGTCAGCTTGGTCACCCCAATTGTTGACACCCCATTGACCATTACCCCAGTTATTACCAGCCATGAACGGCTCCTGGGTCTAACGGAAGCCCCGCTATGAAAAACAAATTAGTAATGTTCGCCACAGCGGCACCTCCTTTAAAGTTAAGCGATTCTTAGTATAGCTGCACTCGTTGTAAATGCTGGAAACTGAATAGTAAAAGTTCCTGCAGTTGCAGTTTTATCACCGCCAAAATCTAATACCGCTACAGCTGGATCTCCAGATGCAGTGTCATTATAAATTAATGCACCTCTAGCAGTTAAAGTTACACCAGTAAATGATAAATCAGCAAAATCTGTTATAGCTGTGTTCGTAGCTATAGATGTTCCTACATTTACAAGGGCGCTTCCGCCTGCTGTGTATTGACCAGTGTTAGCAACTTCTGTATTTGCTCCACCACCTGGGTTGGTTGCATATGCAGTTGTTGATTTTCCTAAAGTAGCTGAGTTAGTATACATTGCTAATTTGAATGTATTTCCACCAGAACCACTAGTGCTAAAATTGTGCTTGGCTTCCAAAAGTTCTTTTTTGAAAGAGTTTGCGATTGCGTTAGTTGTTATTGCCATGTTTTCTCCTATTTAAATTTATGGTGACGGTGAAGGTACTTTGATTCGAGGCACTCCACTGTCGTATTCTCCTCTTCTTCGTCTGCCCATTTGTTGTAGAGCAAAAGCTTGTATGCTTTGATTATACCTGTCAGAATACAGTTTGTATAGGTCATCGGGACCTTTAAGATAGCTGTACGCTTCTTTTAAAACTCCGTATAATAATAAAGCCTCCTGGTGTTGAGACAGGAATGTGTTTGTAGAACTATCAAAATGTGGTGGATCTTTAATATAGTTGATTTGAACAGTATATGCTTGATCAGGAGTCGGTGCTAATAATATGTTTGTTTCATCCCAATTTGCATAAAATTTAGGTTGCCCTGTTACCGTATCATTTGGAGAATATTCTGAAATAAAACTAGTTTCTCTTTTTTCAAGGAAATCTCTTACATCAGAACTAATAACTTGAACAGATCTTAAAATTAATAAGTCAGCTGGCATAGAAACATATCTATTAGAAGCTGTTGTATTTGAAGTAGAGTATTTTCTAAGATCATCATAATCTACACTTCCTGCAATATCTAATTCTGTATTTCTTATAAATTGATCTAATATAGAATCTGTTAATACATTACTGTCTACCTCTGTGTAGTTTCTTACTTGTGTTAAAAAATTTGTATAAGTAATTGCCATTATGATATACTCACTGTTACTGATCCTAATTGAGCTGAAGCTTTTCTTCTTCTATTTTGTAAAGAAGGATCTCTTGGTTGCATTGTAGGTCCTTCTGTACCATCGTGTTCTATTGCGTAAAATACTTGAAAAGCAAATTGACCAGGTAATGTAAGGTTAGCGACTGCTTGCCCTTGGCCACCCGATCCAGCAATTGTAATGTCGTTTGAAAAAGGTACTTCAGGTTGTTGAAAGTCTTGTGCTCTAGAATTTTGTAAAGCAATAGGATCAGCTACAACTCTTTTTCTTCTAATCTGAGGCTGTTTAGGTTCAAATTCAGAAGTGTGTACTAAAGAACCATTCCATTCTCTAACCATTTCAGTGTATGGAAATGCCATACCAGATCTATCTGATATTGCTAATGATCTTTTACCTCTTGCAAATGTTCCCATTATACTCCATCTCCAAAAAAAGTTTGAGGTGAAATATATAAAGATGTTCTTGAACCATCTTCATCTAATGCTCTTTTCATTTCATCTTCATAAGCTAATTTTAACATGTCTGTTTTTTCAGCTGCTTTCATAAAAGAAATATAGTAAGCTAACCCTGATACCATACAAGGTAAAAATCTAAATGGTGTGTCAGGAGTCTTTCCATATGCTCCTGCGTCTTCAATCCTATTTATTGAATAATATTTTAAAGTTGTGTAAGTGCTTAAATTAGGAGCTTGGTATAAATATATAATAGGTGTAATCTGTCTATCTACATAGTATTGAGAAGGTTGTCCTATAGCATATTTATTAGGAAGAGCTGAATATGCAGATCTATCTATTTTAGTTAAAGATACATCTTGTGTGTTAACATTATTTCCAGCAGCATTTGTGCTTGAAACAAAAGCTTCAAGAACATCA